CCGGTTATGACTGTTGATAGTTCAAACAGATATGGGCTGGTTACATCGTTTTTGAGTAAATTCTACAAATCAGGTACGGGGCAGGATTTCAGAGAACCTTTGCACACAATCACAACGTCACCGGGACATTTTGGAGAGGTACGAGCTTTCTTGACGAAATATTATGGAACAGGTACAGGGCAGAGTGTAAAAGAGCCTCTTGATACTATAACAGCACAGGATCGTTTTGGATTAGTTGTAATTGACGGAACAGAATACCAGATTGTGGATATTGGATTGAGAATGTTGGAACCCAGTGAATTGTATGGTTGTCAAGGATTCCCTGAAGATTACATAATCGATCACGATTATACCGGACAGAAATACCCAAGAAGCGAGCAGGTCAGAAGATGTGGAAATGCAGTATGTCCGCCAATACCAGCTGCATTGGTAAAAAGTAATTTGCCTGAGCTTTGTGTTGCAGTCAGAAATCCGATTTGCAGGGCGGACAGGATGAAAGAGGATACCGGCGGGCAACTGAGATTTGCATAGGAAAGGGGAAGGCTGAAATGAATTCTTTTAGATATTACAGTGATTTAGACAGGCATCCGTTTACTGGAGAACGAAAGGTAAACTTTAAGGCAAAGGTAACGGAAAAGGAAAGCTTGAAGAAGTTCTTCAGTGAAACAGTAGGAACGAAGTGGATTCAAAACGTGACACCGGGAAAAATATACGAGATCTACAAAGTAGAAGGATATGGAGATTGTGTAGATTTTTACTTTAAAGATGATTCGGGAAAAGAACAGTATTTGGCGGATTTCTTTTTTGAGGAGGTAGAAGATGATTGAAATACTTGATGTCAAGGATGCAGAACCAAAGAAATTGGACATCACACCGGAGCTTGCTATTGCTGGATATAATACGCTGATACAATTCTGCAAACAGCAGGAAGGAATGATTCTGTGTAGCAGATGTGTTTTGCACAATAGCTGTCCAGCGATAACTGATCGCGCCCCAGCACCCGAGAAGTGGGAAGAAATCCATTATCCCAGAATGACGAGCAACACCACAATCGAATATCTGAAAGATGGCAAAATACAGCTGATCACCTACGGCAGAAGCGAAGATGCAGAGAAAGCATTTAAGGAGATGAAGAAGAATGGCATATAAAAATCATGAGGGTTATCCGGATCCAACTTCCGGACAGGCTATGAAGGGAGCTTACTGGGAAGAACTGCAGCAGTTACGTGAGAAGGAGCATGGCTTGAAACGCGGTCAGAAGATTGTACTCACTGAAATGTACAGAGAAGAACATAAGCCGGCCAGAAAAATCCAGAGAACCTATATCGTTCTTGAACTGTACAAGTATTGTGTGTTACTGAAAGACGATAAGGGATATCGTACAGCACCGTCATACATACAGCTGCAAATGATGATGAGAGGTGTTGTGTAATGGGGATTAAAGTAACCAGAGATATGTTGGACCGGTACCGGAAGTTGAAACAGGAGATACCGGTGTTGGAACTGGAACTCCTGATGATGAAGAATACAGAGGCGGGACTTGGGAATGATACGATCTTCGATTACCAGACCGGTTATCCCAGACCACAGAGTGTTGTAGGTTTTGATCAGAAGAAGTATGACCGGCGGGAGAAGATTCTGGAGCGCAAGAAAGAGAAGGTCAAAGCCATGGATCAGTGGATTGATGACATCAAGGATGGACAGACCAGATGTGTGTTCCGGATGTTCTACAAACAGAATATGACGTGGAAGGCGATTGCGAAGCAGATCGGCATGCCGCACAATGAGGATTATCCGAGGGTATGTATCAGGGATGCTTATCTGAAAAAGATGAAAATTACATGACGATTTTTCGGATATTTCGGTAATTTCGTTATACAATGAGAATGTAGCCAAAGGCTTAGAGGCCGGCGGCTCTTTTCCCTAAAATCCCCCAGGGTGATGAAAAATATTGCTCTTCAATCTTTGGTGGTGCTCAGATTGAAGAGCAAGAAAAGCTGTATAAATTGAAAAAGACCGGGTAGCTAGTCCGGCCTTTTACTGTTCTCTTATTTCTTAGTATGTGCTTGCCATTGATGTTTCAAAAACATATAGACAAATATGGCGGCTATAAAGCCGAACCGTTTAGGACTGCAATTAGCAATCCAATTTTGAATGTAAAGGGCAATGTCATTCCAATATATGCCCAGAAGAAACAAGAGAAAATCCACGTTGAGCATCATCTTGAGAAATTCCAACATATGATTTCTCATTTATTACTAATTTTGGACTTACATTAGGGGATACCTAAAAGCCAAGTAATAAAAGATTTTGCTTAGTGGATAATGTAACAAACTAAGAAGAAATCGTATGCTTTAATCACTATGTTTAGCTAGCGCTAAGATTGTGTTGTTCATGATTTTTCCTCCTTGTATGATAATCTCCTTTCTTTGTTACATGATAAATTATAAACAATTAAAAAAGAAAAATCAATGAAATATGTTGTAAAAATTACACAGGCACCCTTCGGGGTGCTTTTCTAATGCCAATTTTCGTACAGCGTGCACAGCACCAGCGCATACATACTTTAGGCATGGATTCACTGTATGTAAGTGTTCGCACCTCCTTTCGTCACGGTAGCAATCGGCTGTCGTGTATGGTGCTGGCAGGACTGTATTTTGAATAAAAGAAAGAAGGTGAGACCGAGTGACTGAAAAACAAAAGATATTTGCAGATGAATACCTGATTGACCTGAATGCCACAAGGGCTTACCGTATAGCGTATCCGTCTGTGAAGAAGGAAGAAGCAGCAGCTGTAAACGGCAGTAAATTGCTAAGAAATACTAAGGTTGCAGCATATATTCAAGAGCGGATGCAGGAACGCCAGAAACGTACAGAAATCACTCAGGACAGGGTCCTGCAGGAACTGGCAGCGATCGCATTTGCAAAAGCTACGGATTACGCAGAGATAAAGAATGAATGTGTCAGGATCAAAGACACAGCAGAACTGGATGAACAGCAGGTCAGGGCCCTTGCCGGAATTGAAGAAGGTAAGTTTGGCATTAAGGTAAAGCTGAACGACAAGGAAAAGGCTCTTGAACTACTCGGCCGGCACCTTGGCATGTTTAAGGATAAGCTGGAAGTATCCGGTCTGGAAGAAGAGAAAAAGAAACTGGGAGATATCCTGGAACAGTTGCGTGGTGATGGATAGTGAGTACAGAAAGGCTGATACTTTCAGAGAAATACAAAGCATTTCTCAGATGCAATGCCCCGGTTGAGTTTCTTGAAGGCACCACAGCTGCCGGTAAAACCACAGTAGGGCTTTTCAAATTCATGTGCAAGGTTGCAGAATCACCAAAGAAGCTGCATATCCTGGCTGCGAAAGATACCGGAACAGCTGAGAAGAACATCATCAATAAAGACCTCGGGATCGTTGATGATTTCGGGATACTGACTGAGTACAACGGAAACGGCACAAAGGACGATAAGATACCGCATATCCTGTTCCACACAAATAAAGGCGACAAAGTTATATATGTGATGGGATATGGAGACAAGAAGAAGTGGCAGAAAGCCCTTGGCGGACAGTACGGATGCCTCTACATAGACGAGATCAACACTGCAGATATTGATTTCGTTCGAGAAGCATCCATGCGCTGTGATTACCTCATGGCCACACTCAACCCGGACGATCCTACCCTGGATGTGTATAAAGAGTATATCAACTGCAGCAGGCCTCTCCCTGAATGGGAACAGGACACACCGCAGGAAATTAAAGATGAGTTGAAAGAAGAACCAAAACCCGGCTGGGTACATTGGTTCTTTTCTTTTGATGATAATGCAGGGCTTCCGGAAGAAAAGAAGAAGCAGATCATACAGAACACACCGAAAGGCACAAAGATATGGAAGAACAAGATTGAGGGACTGAGAGGAAAGGCAACCGGTCTGGTGTTCCCGAATTTCAGCAGAAAGAAGCATGTTGTATCTGAGAAATGTGTGAGAGCCCAGATGGCAGCAGGAAAGCTGAAGTTCAAAAAGTTCACCTGCGGCCTTGACACGTCTTATTCTTCTAAGTCTCCGGATACGATCGCAATGATATTCCAGGGGATCACAGAAGACAGAAAGCTGATCACACTTGCTGAGAAGGTATACAGCAATAAAGATCTGGATCAGCCCCTTGCCCCGTCAGATACGGCAGTGAAGTTTATAGAATTTCTGGAAAGGCAGAGAAAAGAATGGGGCTTTGCAAAAGATACGTTTGTGGACTGTGCAGATGCGGCCACGATCACGGAGCTGAGGAAGTATAAACGTCTCCACGGATGCCTGTACAATTTCATAGAATCTTATA